CTTGGACTTTGGGACTCCACCACGGAAAGCGATCAACGATGGTCGTCGCAACAGCTGCTTGTTTCGGTGCACCGGCAGCATTGCTAATCGCCTGGTACACGCTGTTGACGTCACGGTCGTAGCTAAACTGGACCGTCCCGATCGTGGTAGTCGGAGCCTCGCCCTCATAATGCACCCAGAGGCGACGATAACGAAAGAACCGGAAGTATTGTGATAGTGTCGCAATCACATTCGTAGAACTCCCGTGCAAGAAGCCGCCAGAGGTGTACCCAGAGTTCGAACTCGCAGTCGGACTGATGCCGATGTAATTCCCGTAGGAGGTAGTCGCATGCGAGGTTGCAGGTTTGAACGCACCTGTACCCGTGGTATCGCCGCTAGCCATTGTGCCGAGGCTATCATCATCGCTTGGAGGTAACATACCGACGATGCGGAGACCACCCTCAGGGAAGTCATCGTGGACAGGAGCTTGAGTGAATCGGCTACGCATGAAGTTTGTCGCGCGAGCCTGTGAGCCGATAACCGGTGGCGAGAGAACTGCATCACGGTTTCGATTCTTTGGGGGACCAATCTGCTTCGGAAATCGTCCAAGCATAGTTCGTGTGATCTGCGCTTGTCGACCCGCCCGATTCGAGGCAGTTATCTTTTCTTTAAGCCGAAGAATGCGGCTGGTTCCTAAGGTTTTCCTTCCTTTCCTTTGTTTGGATAACATGGGTTACCTGTTCCAAACACCTAGCATCTGCGGGCCTCCGATCTATTATGGCCTCATTATGTTACGGAAAAGCAGATTAAAATCTCTAGCTAGGGTGCGCTACGAACGCACAGCGACTGTTCATCGCCACTGATTACCACCCGTGCAGTCTGTCGACTACTTCCGGACACACTCCTGCGACGGCAGAAGGGCCCTTAGTACGGAATTCTAGTTGCAAATTTCGTAGTTGTAAAACCGTTTTGGGTGAACCTGAGGACGCTTGGAAATCCTTCGAAGGTGCAGTGACGACCCCATAGCATCTTGTAAGACGCTACCTGGCCGAGCCAGTGTTCGTTGGAGACTAACGAACAAGTAGTTTAACGACATGCTCAGGTCGAAAGACATAACCCTGCTTTTTAAGTCAAAGCATAACTCACCACCACAAGTGCCTAAGGCTCTAGAGCAACAGCTCGAGCGGCACAAGTTGTCTTGTTACGCGCTCACCGCGGTAGCAATGAACGCTGGATCTTCGGAATAAGGCCGCTGACAAAAGCCAGACCTCATAAGTCGCTCAGGATAAGGAAGTATTTCACCTCTCCCCCGACTCTCGACTCGCAATTTGGAAACTGCTTTGCGAAGCCGACCCGAAAGCGCGCGAGCGCTGCAGAACATAGCATCGTCACCTTCGGTAACGACGTCCTGCGTCCACAAAAGTTCCCTCTGATCAATCTGTTTTAAGATTGTAAAACCACTAGCTGGTGGCTTAACAGATTCAGGAGGAACAAGACACCCTCGGTACAACATCCGACGACCCTGAATTCTCGAAAGGTCGTGCGTAGCGCGGAAACATCTTCCGTCGCCGATGTAAAGCTTTCCCTGCTTGGAGAGCTCGAGTCCAGATTGAATGCAAACATTTGCGATAATTCTCTGGAACTTCGTGTACTGAGCCTTCTCACTCGGCACCATGCCTAGGCCGTAGAATTCACGCGCGGCGTGAAAGGAGAAGAAACCATTCGCAGAAACGAGTCGGAGATGTTCCCTGTTGACCGAGTGAAATCGTCTAACAGCTCGTTCGCGATTTTGCGCACCCTTCACGGCCTCGGGTTGAAGAGTGTAGAGTGCCTTGAATACCTGACTTTCGTCCGTTTCAATTGGCATCTGAGACGCTACCTTCGACTGACCATGCATCAAGCCCGTATTGAAAAAGGGACAGTAGTCGAATTCGCACAAGCCGGACACGTCAAAGTCCGAACGCTTACGTGCGACCCATGGCTGGGAGTTAATGAAGATCTTGTCTTCATGGGCGAAATTCTTACCCAAACTCTTCCGGAAACCAGCATTCTTAACGTGATCACACCAGACTGCGTACTGGGATTCGCGACACCGAAAAAGGATATCGTCGCCATTCACGAGAATTGGAATTTTACGAAAATCTTCCACATGAGGAAAAAGCGCCAACCAACTAACACAAAAGTTGACAATGCAGAGAATTGGGAAGCTCAATGTCGAGCCCATCAACTGACCGTTCTGCTGTACACACGGATTAAGATTCTCCATGTCCCGCCCAAGAAGGGCATCTTCAGGACGTAGGGTGCAAGTTCGCAACTCCTCGGATGCTTGGTAATTATGAGGATAATGCACCAGATGCGGTTCAATACACGCATCGAGAATATAACGATACTTCAAGATCGTTTCTGGGTCGCAGCCCTGCTGCTCATATGACGTCATAAGTTTTTCCATCATGATCCCGTGACAAATTCGCGTAAGCCGAATATCAATTTCATCGGTCGCTGCTGAATAATCACCGGACACCCAAACCGTGCGCTCACCATCAAATGTGAATCCCTGGAAAAGCCCGAACTCGCTCGAAAGGCGGTCCAAGAACTTCAGGTGCCAAGCCTCGAGAGGCTGACCACATAGTGAGAATTGCGGAATCTGCCGGATATACGCGTGTACGTCCTTTTGAAAGGATCGCGTCAACCAATAGGGCAGAGCTTCACCAGCTGTGACAGTGCGAACCTTTGCAGGCTCTTTCACACCGGCTACACGACAACAGACGTTATCCGGGCCGTCATCGACAAGCAGGCTCCGCTGCTTGGTGACTTCGTAGTCCCTCTCGTCATTTCCCAACACCTGAAATTGGTAGGCGAACAACCGCGCATTAGCAACAGTAAGTAGGCCTGACAGCTCAGGATATGGTATGCCGTAAATGCATTTAGTACCGTAAGTAGGAGTATAATCCATCATTAGCAAGATTCCACGTCCTGCGTTAGACAGTTCTGACTCAAACAAATCACTGTACTTCTGCGCTAAATAAGCACTAGCGCCACCACTCGATCGCCCGTTTTCAAAACAAGCTGAGCTCGAGGGCTGCATCATCACTGGCAGTTTCGGTTGAAAACCGGCCAGGACTTTCCGCATCTTTATGTCAACTTCCCGTACAAAATTGTCGGGGCATGCTGCGGCAGCACGCCGCAACGGAATATCACGACGAGTTCGCACATTCGTCGGATCAAACGGTACTCTTTCG